GTCTCGACTTCAGGCATTACAACAAGCACGACAATCCCAAAGATTGCCCTTCCATCGACTTCGACTTCCGGCACGACTTCGACGTCGGTCTCTTCCGCAGCTAGTTCTGCAGCTAAAGCGGCCGCCAGCATCGCCGGTGGTGGATTTACCGATTCACAAAATGCCGCTCGTTTAGCTGCTATGGGTGGCGGTGGTTTCACGGATTCTCAAAATGCTGCACGTATAAGCATCACCGTCAATGGAGCAATTGACCCAGAAGGTACGGCTCGGACGATTGTGGATACACTTAACAATTCTGCCTACCGCGGCACCGGTGGTTCTAGCAACTTGGTCACAGTGTGACAGTCTGGAATCCAATCTGGCGCGTCACCATTCAAGGGACGATTTACACCAACTTTACGCTTGCTAATCTCACAATAACTTCTGGCCGGACTAATATCTACGAACAGGCCAATGCCGGTTATGTGAATATGCAGCTCATAAATCTTGACCAATCTGTCGTGAATATAAATATCAACGATTCAGTCACAATCGAACTTAAAGATTCAACTGCGACTTTTACTCCGATATTTGGCGGCACGATTACTGACGTATCTATCTCAGTTTCTAGTTCCGGCGTAGTGGGAATTAATCAGACTATTTCGATCATCGCGCTTGGAGCATTGTCTCGACTTCCTAAAGCCCTAACAGATGGGACACTAACTTCAGCTCATGACGGAACTCAAATCCTTCATATATTGCAAGATTTGCTTCTCAATAACTGGAGCGAAGTTCCAGCCGCTTTAACGTGGGCCACATATAATCCAACGACTACTTGGGCCAATGCCGAGAACGTGGGACTTGGTGAGATTGATACTCCAGGCAATTACGACTTAGCGGCTCGAACTGCCGACCGGACCACGGTTTATTCCTTGGTCTCTGCCCTTGCTACATCCGGACTTGGTTATATTTATGAGGATGCTCAGGGCAGAATCAGTTATGCCGATTCGACTCACCGGAGTATTTATCTTGCGACTAACGGCTATACCGACCTTTCAGCAGCTCAGGCTTTATCGAACGGCATCACTATCCAGACACGATCTGGAGACGTCCGGAATTCGGTGACTTTGAAGTACGGAACTAACTCAAACAATGAGACCACTCCATTTGAGGATGCAGATTCAATAGCCATTTACGGACGTCTGGCCCAAATAGTTACCACAACTCTAAAGAATCACGCGGATGCCGATGCTCAAGCAGCCTTCTATTTAACCCTCCGGGCCTACCCTCAGCCGATGTTTAATCAGATCACGTACGAATTGACCAATCCGGAAATCGATAACGCTGACCGGGATTCCTTGATTAACATCTTTATGGGACTTCCGTTACGACTTTCGGATTTGCCACTTAATATGTCTGCTGGAACTTATCTGGGTTTCGTCGAGGGATGGACGTTCCGGGCAGCGTATAATTCAGTCTCGGTGACGGCTTTGCTTTCACCGTTAGCGTTCAGCCTTCAAGCTATGAAATGGCAAGAAGTATCGGTACTAGAAAAATGGAACACCATCTCGGGAACTCTCGAATGGCAAGATGCGACTGTCGTCGCGTAAGGAGAACAAATGAGCAATCCCACGACGCCCTTTAATTGGCAAATGCCGACGTCCACAGATTTAGTAACGGATTTACCTGCAGACTTTGAAGTCTTTGGTCAAGCCGTCGCAACTTCTATGGGTGATTTACTCGGCGGCACAACTGGACAGATTCTTTCAAAGGCAACAAATACGGACATGGACTTTGTCTGGATTGCCAACGACCAAGGCGACATCACCGGAGTCACGGCCACATCTCCATTAACAGGCGGTGGAACATCTGGTGCTATTACAGTCGGCATTCAAGATGCACTGACAACTCAAAAGGGAGCAGTGCAACTTTCGGATTCAACATCAACAACATCATCAATCTTGGCAGCTACACCAACAGCAGTGAAATCAGCTTATGATTTGGCAAATGCAGCTATTCCAAAAACATTAACGACAACAACTGGCGACACAATCTATGCAAGCTCAGCAAATACTCCAGCTCGTTTGGGTATTGGATCCACTGGTCAGGTTCTGACTGTTGCCAGCGGAATCCCATCATGGGCTACACCAGCCACATTATCAACAACCTGGACTTTACTTAACGCAGGAGGAACAGCTTTAACAGGAGGCGGTGCATCAACTCGCACAGTTTCTTTTTCCGCGCAAAATAGCTTGTTCATTTATGTCACTGGCGCCTCCTGTACTGCTGCGGAGCAGATGCAATACAATTTCAATTCAGATGCTACGAGTGTTTATACAGAAATCGGCAGCCGTTTTAACGCTTCAGGAGTGCAATCCAGTCTCGGTGGAACACGTGGTGATTTACGATTTGGTGAAACTGCTGCTGCTGCCGGAGCATTATGGTCTGGGATGTATGTCTTTGGCGCAAAAGGAACTGGAGTGAAAACTATTATTTTGACTGGTGGTGGTGTGACTGGTGCTGGTGTTCCAACTTTTGCTTATTCTTATAATGGACTTTATGCAGGAACCTCAGCTATTACAAGCGTGAATGTTATATCCAATAGTTCAGCATTTGATGCTGGCACTGTCTATGTATATGGAGCATAAATATGAAATACATTGAAGCAATATATGACTGCGAAACTGGCACTGAAACTTTTGTTGAGCGAGAATATACAAAAGAACAGCTTGAATCACAAAAGCAATTGGCTGATGAAAGAAAAGCCATAGCTGATAAAGAAGCGGCGCGGAATGCTGTTTATCTCAAACTGGGTTTAACTGCTGAAGATATAACTGCACTGGTTGGCTAATGCTTACCAGTTACAATGGATGGCCAGCATCAAAAGATGCAGCTGAAATCCACATTATCAGCGTTCCAATCGAGGGAACAAAGGTCAAGGTGCGATGTGCGAAATCCGTCGCGCCATTGATTGCTGGATTCTGCAAAGAGTTTAACGATCTGATTGAGCCCATCGACGGTGGTGCATTGGATGACTGGGGTTATTGCTTTCGGATGGTTCGTGGGGCCACGGACAAGCTGAGCAATCATTCATCCGGCACCGCCATCGACCTGAACGCCACAAAGCACCCTCTCGGAAAGAAGGGGACATTCCCAAGCGAGAAAGTGCCGATGTTGAGAGCTTTGGCCAAGAAGTACGGCATGATGTGGGGTGGAGATTTCCGTCATCGTTCTGATGAAATGCACTTCGAAATCTCTATAACTCCAGCGAAAGCCGCTGAACTTATTGAAAGGCTAGGATTATGAGCGAATTCAAAGCATTAGCGGCCTCTTGGGCTAGGTCTTTCATGGCCTCTTGTCTCACCGTTTATTTGGCCGGGATTACAGACCCAAAGGCCATCGGAATGGCAGGTCTGGCATCCGTTGCACCCGTTATTCTCCGCTGGCTCAACCCTAACGACGCGACCTTCGGCCGGAAATGACCGATGCAATCACGGCGGTCGGATTAATCGCAGCGAGTACGATTTCTGGCATTGCTGCCCTTTATGCAGCTCGTTCAGAAAAGAACTCGCGACCCGTCTCTAACGGCTTTGCCGAGGGGATTAGAGCCGACGTCAGGGAAATCCGAACGCTGATGATTGAGCATCTTAAAGACCACCCTTAGCCATTCGACACGCCGACGGCTAGACGGGAATCTTGATTATGTCAGCCCAAGGTGTCACTCTCTGATTCGGGAGCCGGTAGTCGGTTCCCAGAATCGGGAGCAAAATGACAACAAGTGAAATCGGACTATTCGTCCTCATGGCGATTGCCTGCATTTTATGGGCCATCGTAAGTTACTCAGTCGGATACAAAGAAGGCCATAAAGATGGCTACCAACGCGGCAGAGCAGTTACACGCCACGCCTCATCGAAGGTCGTGGCCTAATGGCGTTTTTAGATAACTACGAAGATGTAGCTGCAAGGATTCGACGCTTCTGGGAGACTCATCCCACCGGTCGGATTGAGAATCAGATCGTGGACTTCAACCCGGAAAAGGGTTACATATTCGTCGAGTGCCGGGTCTATCGTGAATACGAAGATTTAACACCATCGGCCATCGATTACGCCTTCGGCAACGTGGCAACTTACAACGTGCAAATGAAACGGTTTTTTGTCGAAGATACTGTCACTTCGGCAATCGGACGCGCTATCGGGCTTTTGCTAGGTACGTCTGAAAGGCCTACACGTCAGGACATGGAGAAAGTCGAACACGTCGAAGCCAAAGTCGTCGCCTCTACTATTGATGACCATGACCCTTGGGCTACCAGTCAGCCAGTCAAATCAACACTTAACGAGATTGCCAGCCAACTTGGCGGTGAGCTTGTAGCTGCGGCACCGGAGTGCATTCATGGCCACCGAATCTGGCGAGAGGGAACGTCTGCGAAGACCGGAAAAGCGTGGGCGAATTACTCATGCACCGAAAAGAGCAAGGCCACACAATGCCAGCCTCTTTGGTACGTGTTCACTTCACGAGGAACTTGGGAGCCACAGGTATGAGCGAATTCGTAGAGATAATCAACCCTAGGACGATGACTTGTAAATTGATGCGCGACGGCGTCATCGTTGCAGAATACAAAGTGGAGCAGTGCGACAAATGCTCGATGATCGTGCAACTTGATGCGCAGGGCTTTCAGAAGAGCGACCCAATCGAGAACATCATCTGGTTCTGTAGAGGGTGCCGATGATTCGAGTCAATATCTCACGCGATGACGAATTCACGGCCGGTTCCGTGGCCTTTCGTCGAGCGATGGAGAACTCGAACAAGGTAGATAAATCGTTCCAGCAGCTAGATTTGCACGAGGGGATTGCGAGAGACGCACACTCTATCGGGGCCGAGATAGCCGTAGCGCAATACTTCGGAATCAAAGACTTCGAACCCACGTGTGGAAGTTTCAAAGAGCAGGCCGATGTGGCTTCGTTTATTGAAGTCAAGCATACAAAGTGGCGCGATGGTCATCTCATCGTCAAGGAATCCGACCGTAACTCCGACATCGCCGTATTGGTAGTCGGTACATCACCCCAGTATTACATCGCTGGATGGATACCGGTAGCCGTGGCCAAAAAGCCACGATTCAAACACGACAAATCTAATTCGTGGTGGGTTAGCCAAATTAACCTGCAACCCATCGAGACTTTACAAAGGAGCCAATATGGCGCAGCTAGACTTTGAATGCCGAAAGTGTAAGAAGATAACCCGTCAGATAGTTCAAGGAAAGATTACTGATAACTTGCCCCCTGGAGTCGAAGTAATACAATGCACGAAATGCGAGCTTCTAACCGTGGCCAGTGTTGGAACAGATCGTGAGTAGCGACCGCCTAGACCTCGACTTCGGTCACGATGACATCGACCACGGGACATCGGACGACTATTACACGCCGCCGACAATCTTTACATCTCTCGGCCTCAGCTACGACATGGACGTATCTGCGCCACCTAACGGAGTTCCATGGATTCCAGCTAAGCGGTTCTTGAGTGTTATCGATGACGGATTGGCGACACCGTGGCAAGGCCGGGTCTGGTGCAATCCACCTTACTCAGACGTTACGCCTTGGGCTAACAAGTTCATTGCTCACGCTAACGGCGTTGCTTTGGTACAGGTATCTAAGGCTCGATGGTTCGATACGTTATGGGTAAAGGGAGACGGCTTCCTGATACTCCCATCCAATCTTAAGTTCATGACTCCAAGCGGTGAGACCAAGGGAATCTTCATGCCTTGCGTACTCGTTGGCATGGGAGAAGAAAACGTTGAAGCTATGAGAAATAGCGGATTGGGCCACGTGAGATGAAAGTTCACTACATGAGCCAAAGCGACAACTGGGCCACACCGCAAGAATTCTATAACCGTCTCGATTCCATTTATCACTTCGATCTGGATGCTGCAGCTAGTTCCACCAATAAGAAATGCGATAAATGGTACGGGTTAGACCATCCAGACGCGGATAGACGTGATGGGCTAACGGTCGATTGGGATGGTGACGTCGTCTGGTTAAATCCACCGTACGGACGCGTCATCGGGCATTGGTTAAAGAAAGCTCACGAAGAGAGTGCTAATCGAACGGTCGTCTTGCTATTGCCTGCTCGTACGGACACTCACTGGTTCCACAACTACTGCACACCTCACCGGATAACCTTCTTACGTGGCAGATTAAAGTTCGGAGACGCTATCCATGCAGCACCATTCCCATCGATGATAGTGGAGATGATTAAATGAGTTATACACAGGAGTTATCCACAGGCACCAATAAACAGTGGACGACACGCAGGAGCCCCGTACAAGTTATGCACATACTTGCGATGTATTTGACTTCGTCGGTACGATGCTATCGCTTGAAGCGAGCCGCTGAGGCGGATTGCTCGCTAGAGCGAAAGCGTCTAATGCCAGCTCTTTGCCTATTAGTAGGCTTGCTTTCAATAACGGCAATTACACCAGCTCAAGCGATAACCTCAACAGATCATCTCAAGCTATACGCACACTCTCGGATTGTTGATTACGAGCAATTTCAATGCCTGAACGCGTTGATTACTAAGGAGTCATCTTGGTCAGTCTCAGCTCGTAACGGGTCACACTTTGGACTTGGACAGATGAAGAATGAGCGGTATAGAAGGCTCGATGGATACTCTCAGATTGACTGGACTATTCGCTATATTAAGAATCGTTATGGTTCGATGTGCAACGCATACCGGCACTTCCTAGCGAAGGGATACCACTGATGTCTAACTCATGGAAGGGTGGTAGTGGTAAAGGGTGGAGAGCGATACGAGAGAGGATACTCAAGCGCGATGGTTACGCCTGCCAGCAGTGTGGTGAGACTGAGGGGCAACTCCACATCGACCACATCATTCCAAAACGTCTGATGGGCAAAGAAGGCGATGTTGATTCTAATCTGCGAACTCTGTGCAGAACTTGTAATTTAAAGAAGGGTGGTCGCTTTTTTAGCAC